ATCAAGTTAATCAAGGAATTTGAAGGATGCCACTTATCAGCATATCCAGATCCTCTTTCTGGTGGACTTCCAATTACTATTGGTTGGGGATCAACTCGTAAGAAGGATGGATCACCATTTAATCTTGGGGATAAGATTACCCAGGCAGAAGCAGATGATCTGCTAATTACTCAGTGCAAGAATCAATTTATTCCTGCACTCCAAAAGATTCCTCACTGGAATGAGATGAGTGATGGTAAGAGAGGTGCTCTTCTTTCCTTTGCTTATAACTTGGGTGCTGGATTCTATGGTGGTGATAATTTTAATACCATTACCAAACGCCTGAAGAATAAGGAATGGGATTTAGTTCCTGATGCTCTTTACCTATATAGAAATCCTGGTTCAAATGTAGAAGCAGGACTTGCTAGAAGAAGAAAAGCAGAAGGAGAAGCCTGGAAGAAGGGCTGATTATATGATTCTTTGAACTGATTGTTCTCTGAATCTACATAGCAAGTACTTTGGTACTTGGTGATTACTTAATTTTTTATTAAGCAAACACTAACTATCAAAGTATTTTTATGTCTTACACAAAAAAGGCGCTGGCAGCAGCGTCAGCAATATTAATGGGTACATTGCCCACAGCAACATTGGCACACACAAACTCCATTGGTTATGTTGGAGATGGACAAGGTGGAGTAACTTTCTGGTATGGATCCTGGCACAGTGGAACTACCTTTAATGAAGGTGAGTTAAAACTGGAAGGAGCAAATGGTACAAGTTATACCACAACAATTACTCAATTCAATTTGATTGAAAGCTCAACCCCAAATGGATTGCTTCCTGGAACAAACTACTTTCAATCTGATGGTACTCAGTTAGTTCCTTATGCTGATGGTGCAAATGGAGAAGGAGGAGGATCAGGTTCTTATACCTGGCAAGGACTTACTGTTTCTGGACTTTCTGCTGGAGACTATACCTTCACCTATATTCCTTTAGGTGATGCAGAATCGCATGATCCAACTGGCACTCCAACGATGGACTGGATGCCATATGATCAGGTTACATTATCCAGCACTGTCAGTATTTCAGCAGCACTTCTTTCTGGAGATGCTAACCAGAATGGAATCCTTGACATCCTTGAGGTTGGTGGAATTCAACAAACACCAACTCTGGTAAGTTCTGCAACTAATCCATACTCACAGAACATTGTTACCACCATCACAGAAACTCCAAAAGAATCTAATGGTGTTCAGACAATGACCAGAGATGTTGATCTGGATGTAACCACAACTTATGCAACTGTAGATACCTATAGTGATGGATCTACAACCACTACATACTCAAGCACCAATAGTAAAAGTAGATATAGTAGCAATACTTATTCTGGTAGAATTGATCAACTGGAAGCTCTTGATGCCATAAGTGGTGCATCAAATGGTCTCTTGGATCATGAACCAATGACAAACCATCCAAAGAGATTTAGAATATTTGAAAATAACACTCTGGTAAAATCTTATAATGCTGATGCTTATGATGGATTTACCACAATCTTTGGTGGTGGATTTGAATATGACTTAACTAAAGGATGGACTGCTGGAGTTCATTACAATGATCTCTATACTGAAATGAAAGGTGTAGATAGTCTTTCACATCTTAAGAGACAGCATCTAGGTATCTTCAATAGTTTCCATGGTAGAGATCTTGCACTGGTAACAAATGCTGGTGGTTCTAATGACACTTATGATTATGCAAGAACTGTTGAGTGGCAGTATGGAAACTGGGGTGAAACAAAAGGGCAACAGTGGTGGGTTCATAACAGACTGTATCTCAATAACTCTGGATCTATCAAACCATTCATAGGTCACACAGTTCAAAATGTAAGACGTGATGCTTATACTGAAACTGGTTCTGTTGCATCTGCCAGAAAGGTTGAAGAAGTCAATCAAACTTCTCATGTTGGTGAAGCAGGTCTGTTACTTGAAACCAGATTTGGTGGTAAGAAAAAAGATGTGATTGGTGTAAGTCTTGAAGGTTCTTATGGAACTGACAATTCTTATGGAGTTTCTGCAGCAATTGATTACAAAGAATCCATCTATGTTGAAGCAGCACACAATGTTGCAGATGGTATGACAAACAATTCTGTTGCTGCAAAAGTTAAATTTAGGTTCTAAATCCTAAATATTATAGACTTCATCACAAAAATCTGATGGATAAGAAAAAGGAAAATCGCATGGGAACATTGATTCGTATTTTGATCTTGAGTTGGTCTGCTGCTCTTTTAACTGCTAGCTATGCTGGTGCTCTATCTAAGATGGACCCAACCTTTATTGCTACAGTTTTTACAGCTTCTGCTGCAACCTTTGGTATTAATACCATGAAGAAAGGAGGAGATGATGATGAAGATCATGAACATCAACGTAGAGAACCAACCCCAACTACTTTTGTCGAACCAACTCCAACCTATTCAGAACCAACAGTTGAACCAACTGAAAGTTCAGAAGTCAGTGATTCAGGAGATTCCCCAGACTATAGTAGAGCCTCTACCAATATTTGATTTTAGAGGGTCAGTAACAAAAGAGTTGGAACTTCCAATAATAGAGGTTCCAACTCCTAAAATAAATTATCCAGTTATTAATGTTCCTACACAGGAAGAGTTTGATGCTGCTGTAAAAGCAGAGAAAGAGAAACAAGAACAAGAGCAGGTAGATAAGAGTAGAGGATTGCCTGATAGTAAGACTCCAGAACTACCACCAGCAGTTCAACAAGCACAACCTACTACTCCCCAAATAGAAGTTCCAGCACAACCTAAAACTCCTTCTTTTACTATCAATGGAGTCGATATTAATTTACCTGATCCTTCTATTGTTGCTACGGCAGGTGCTGTAGCAGTAGTAACCACAGCAACAACAATGGCTGCCAATGTTGCATTCAACACTCTTAAGAATGCAGCAGAACCTTTGATAAAGGAAGCAACAAAAAATAAATTTAAAATTAAATTAAAACAAGTCAAACCAGTTCTGCACTATGTCTTAGCAGAAGCAGGGCATATTGATGTATTTGAATACTCTGCAGAAGGCACTAGACTTGTTGAACAAATAGATAATCCAGAACAATATCTTAGAGACCAAGTAGAAATCAATGCTCTTTATGAAGTAGAAAATAAAATTATTATTGATGATGTAATCACAGAAAAATTTACAAAAGAGGGGCAAAAGAGATTCAAACCTCTCTTTGCCCCTGCTAAAAAAGTTGCCAAAAAATTATCAGCTCGTCTTTCTTTTTGATAGAAGTATCTCAAAGTCTTTCTGTTTGGTTCCCCCATCATATTCCCATGCATATCCTTCAGCAATCATTTGATTGTTAAGGGACACTTCTTCTCCATTGATATACAAATGTCCAATGATACGACCATACTTTTCAGTTGAGTCTGGAAGTTCTGTTCTAATTATAATATCTCTAGCAAAGTTTAATCTTTCTTTGAGCCATTCTTTTGCTTCAAGTCCAAGTTTCTTTTCTTCGATATCTTTTGTGCGACTCTCTGGGGTATCGATACCAGCAAGACGAATTCGCTTAGTGAGAGAGATATCAAACCCCAAATCAATATCAGCATCAATAGTGTCACCATCTACAACTTTTCCAACTGACTTGATTCTATAAACGTATGGATCTTTGTCTGCCATTAGAAAGGAAATTTAATACTTCCAGTATTTAGTTTGGGAATAGGTAGTTTCTCAAATGCTTTGTTGACTTGTTTTTCTACAACAGCACCAACAAACTCTTCTGGATTGTCTAAAATCTTCTGTGCTTTTTGGTAAGTGATATATGCTCCTACACCAATCGCAGCACTAATGCTCAGACTCGTCAGGGACAGAATCAGACTTATGTGTTTCATCTTTCATCTCCAAGTGGGCTAACTTAAGTATATAGAAAATGCAGTAACCAGTAAATGCAAGACCACAAGAGAGTATTATAAAAACTCCCCATGGAAATATACTCATTGTACTTCCTCTAAAATCAAATCATAGAGTCCTGCTCTATCTGAACTTTCAATTGCTTCTTTTTTTGTGTTGAATTTTTTTGCTTTTGATTTTTCTGGAGTCCATTTTGTATCTTCTTCAAAATACAAAACTTTCCCACCAAATGATTCTCTTTTTGCTATGAACATTTTTAATTTTATTTAGATGCTGCTTCTTTAACTGATGGATATTTGACTACAACATCAGAACATACTTTTGCATATGGAGATTGTGGATGAAAACTAATTCCACTTTTGATTGCCTCACCACATTTTAATAATCTAACTAGTTCAAAATCTAATCTTGCTTTTGCTGCTTCTGCTTCTTGTCTTTTGATTTCTGTTCTCACTCTTTCTTTACAAAGTTCAGATAAACTTCCATCTAATGGGAAATTAAATCCCATGCTTACCCCAGCATTTCCAGTATATGATTCATATGTTTCTGGATCATTAGAACCATTTGTATTTCCAAGGATAAATGGTGCAACACTAAATGTTGGACCTTGGCAACTAATTCCAGATCCATAAGTGTTTAGTGCATAAGGACCTTGTAACACTTGCACAGCTTGGTTTGTTACATTACCAGTTGCAGATGCAGAAGGTCCTGCAATATTTGTATTACTTGGTGCTTGTTGTGCCATTGCTGGCAGCATCATTGAGTAAAGACAGACACCGAGTTTGTAGTAGATGTTTGTTCTGTTGTTCTGTCTATCCATGTTTCTGATGCCACTCCAGGTCCAAGGTAAGTTTCACTGAACTGGAATGGAGCACCTTGAGTTTGAATGCTATAACTCATC